CAATACATTGTACTGAACATATTTATGAAATTTTCCCTAAACAAGAAGATGCTAAAATTGCAGATGCTATTTTAGAATTATTTCGTAAACGAGAACATTTAGATGTTTTTAATAAAAAAGCACTTTATATTTACATTCGTGAAATTATAGATGTTAAAACTCCTAAGATTACTAAAATAGCTAATAAGCTATATGATATATTTAAAGTAGGTTATGTATTTTATTTAGAACACGGATATACAAAGTTTTGATTTTAATATTTATAATCAAAATTTATGAGTTTAGACGCTGTAATATTTAAAAAGAAAAAATTTTCTGATATTTTAGAAGAAATTTATGAGAACCAAAAGAAAAAGGAATCACAAATTTCTGCTTTGATTGGTGAATTAAAACCTCTTATTAATGATATTGGTGATGCTACTTTAGTTGTTCCTTTGATTAAGGAATATATGGAGATTGGAGTTAAAAATGATGAACAATTAATCAAGATGGCTACTATTGTTCAACGTGCTCTACAAGCCCAAGCCCAAAACAATTCAAATGAATTATCTTTTTCAGAAGAAGAAAAAGCACAGCTATTTGATTTAGCTAAAAACATTGGAGAAAATAAATAATGCCTTTAACAAAATCAGGACTATCAGCTTTAAGTAATGCTTTTAATTCATCTGTAGGTGATGTTTTTAGTAATTTGCTTTCCCAACAAGTAGGCAATATTTTCCAACCAGTAAGAGTAAAAAGTATTATTTTAAATGAATCACATCCTAGATTTAAAGAATTAGGTGAATGGAATGGATTAGGAATTATTGAGTATGAAACTATAAATAATCCTATAGCAAGTAGTTCTCCTTTACCTTATGCTAGACCTTTATTATCAAATCAAAAATCATTTCCGTTAATTAATGAAATAGTATTCTTATTTAGTTTACCTAATACAGATATAGGACAGTTTACTACATCAAATGATAATTATTATTTAACAACTGTTTCATTATGGAACCATCCTCATCATAATGCTTACCCAACACAACCAAATGAATTGCCTCCATCACAACAAAAAGATTATATTCAAACCCAAGCTGGAAGTGTTAGAAGGGTAACAGATCAATCCACTGAAATAAATTTAGGAAAAACATTTAAAGAAAAAGCAAATATCCACCCCCTTTTACCTTTTGAAGGTGATTCAATTTATGAAGGAAGATGGGGAAATAGTATAAGATTTAGTTCTACAATTAAAGGAAAACCATTAAATAAATCTTTATCGCCTTGGTCAAAAAATCCTAGTCAAGCAGGTGATCCTATTTTAATTATTAAAAACGGACAAGGACAACAAAGTAAAGAAGGTTGGATACCAACATTAGAAGACATTAATAATGATGAAGCATCCATTTATTTAACATCAACCCAACAAATACCTATCAGTCCTGCAAGTTCTGATTATACGTCATATAAATCAAACCCACCTAAATCTCCCAAAGAATATTCTAATAAACAAATTTTATTATCTTCTGGTAGATTAGTATTTAACACAACCGAAGATCATTTATTATTATCTTCAAATAAAAGTATTAATTTAAATTCTTTAGGAGGTTTAAATGTAGATACTAATATAGTCACTATACAATCTCAAAACATTTATTTAGGTTCTAAAAATGCTAGTGAACCTTTATTATTAGGAAACCAAACAGTACAATTATTAAATCAATTAATTTCTAATTTATCATCATTTGCTGAGATTTGTGGCACTTTAGTTTCAACCCCTCCAGGAACACCTTTAGTTCCTTTAAATATAGTCGCTACTCAATTACAAAGTTCATTAAAGGCATTACAGTCTAATTTAAATAATTTAAAGTCTAAATATAACTATACCGTATAATGACTACTCCTTTTGAATTAGAACAACAACGACAACAAGAACAAGCTAAAATAGAAAAACAAACTAATTTAGCTAATCAAAAAACTATAAATAGTTCTTTAATTAAAGACGCTACTCCTGATACTTTAAAAGCTAAAGGTTCATCAAAACTTCCATTAATAATATTTAATTTAAGTTCCCAAATCCCTCAAATTATTCAACCGTCCCTTGATGTATTAATTGAAAAATATATACCTAACCAAGATGTATGTTCTAATAATTTAAATGAGCTTTTAATTCAAAGAAATAATATTGTATCTTCTTTAAACAGTATAGGAACTAAAATAAATAAATTAGGAACTTCAGTGACAGGTATTTCTGATTTTTTAAATTTAACCTTAGGAATTATAACAACCGTTGAAATAGCATCTATAGCTGTTTCTTTAGCTGCTAAAGCTATTCCTATAATTCCTGGAGCTGTTCCTTCTGCTTTAAATGATATTCAAACTTTTATTAGAAAAACCACTTTTGACCAATTTGGAAATCCAAAATTATCAAAAATTCAAAATTCATTAAATAACTCTGCTTTAGTTATTTCTATTACTGGAGTATATATCTTAAAAGCTATTGATTCATTAAATAAAATTGATAATTATATTAAAAAATGTGATCCTTTAATATCATCTAATTTAACTTCTATATCTAATGAAGTAAATGATATAGCTAAAGCTCAAAATCAAGCGCAAAAAACACTAAACCAAGTTACATATAATGGTTTTATAATTGAAATAGAAGAAATTCCGTATACACCTACTGTTACTCGTAGAAAAGCAGTTGGTAAAAATAATCAAGGAATAACTTTAATTCAAACTGAGTTATCTTTTACTACAGATACTCAAACTTTAATTAATGAATTAAAACTAATAATAGATAGAGATAATTTAAAAGCTTATTAACTTAAATATTTATAAAAAATGAAACCAAGTGAATTTAAAAAAATTATTAAAGAGGCAATGAAGGAAGCCATCCAAGAAGAATTAAAAGAAATTCTACTGGAAGCTGTTAAAGCCCCTAAAATGGTTCCTGTTGGTGTAGGAGGTTATGGTACAGTAACTGAATCACAAGGAACTTATGCTCAACCCCATATTGAAAAACCTAAACAATTAACAGCTGAAGAACGCAGAAATATGTTTTCAGGAATGTTAGGTGAGATGCAAACAGGAGCGGTAGCAAATACTTCATATCAAGGAACTATAAATCCTACAGCTCCTGTAGATACTATTAATGGTGCTTTGCCTGAAGGACAAGTTGGATTAGATCAAATTATGGCTTTAATGAATAAATAATGGCATTTGGAGCAAAGACAATATTTCCCCTAGATTCAAAACCCGGTATTGCTATTGGGGTAGGTCTTCCGTTTAATGCTCCAGGTGTATTTAAATCTACTTATTTAACTAAAGACGCTATAAAAACTAATTTAATTAATTTCTTCTTAACAAATCAAAATGAACGTTATATGAATCCTAATTTTGGAGGAAATTTAAGAGCATTCATTTTTGAACAAATAACTAATGGTAATTTAGAAAGTTTAAAAGAAGATATTCAAACTCAATTAGGTTTATATTTCCCTAATGTAATTATTTCTTCACTTGATATATTATCTTCACAAGATACTAATGAAATAATTGTTGACTTTAAATATAATATAACAAATACAGGAATAACTGATGAACTTTCAATATCATTCACATAATGGCAATTAAAAGAAATATACAATACATTAATAAAGATTTTACGGAATTAAGAGATAGTTTAATTAACTACGCTCGTACTTATTTTCCTAATACTTATAATGATTTTTCTCCATCATCTCCAGGTATGATGTTTATGGAGATGGCAGCTTATGTTGGTGATGTTTTATCATTTTACACTGATAATCAAATCCAAGAAACATTTCTTCAATACGCTCGCCAAACAAATAATTTATATGAGTTAGCTTATATGTTTGGTTACAAACCAAATGTGACTCAAGTAGCCTTAACAAATATTGATTTTTATCAACAAGTACCATCTAAACTTTCAGGTTCAACTTATGTTCCTGATTTTGATTATTCTCTTTTAATAGCTGAAAACTCAAGTGTAATTTCTTCTCTTACTCCTAGTGTTAGTTTTTTAATAGAAGACGCTATTGATTTTTCATACTCTAGTTCATTAGATCCTACTGAAGTATCAATCTTTAGTATTGATGGAAGTGGTAACCCAACATACTTTCTTTTAAAGAAAACCAAAAGAGCAATATCTGCTAATATTAGTACAACTACTTTTTCATTTAATTTACCTGAACCTTACACTACTGTTAATATTAATAGTAATAATATTGTAGGTATTTTAGATATTATTGATAGTGATGGAAATGAGTGGTATGAAGTAGATCACTTAGGACAAGAAATGGTTTATAATTCTATTAAGAACACTAATCCAAATGATCCTAATTACTCTTCAGATATATCTAACACTCCTTATTTATTAAAATTAGAAAAAATACAAAGGAGATTTACAACTAGATTCATTAATTCAGGATCTCTTCAAATCCAATTTGGTGCTGGTAATCCTTTAAATACTGATGAAGAAATTATTCCTAATAACAATAATATAGGTTTAGGTTTACCATTTGAAAAAACAAAATTAAATACTGCTTTTGCTCCTAATAACTTTTTATTAACTAAAACTTATGGAATTGCTCCTTCAAATATTACTTTAACTGTAAGGTATTTAACTGGAGGGGGAGTTGAATCAAATGTTCCAACAAACGATTTAACTACTTTACTGGGAAGTGTTAATTTTATTAATAATAATTTAAATTCATCAACAGCGAATACTATATTTAATTCATTAGCAGTAACAAATCCAGAAACAGCCGATGGAGGAGGTGATGGAGATACAATAGAAGAAATTAGACAAAACTCATCAGCTAACTTTGCTTCTCAATTACGTAATGTAACTCAAGATGATTATTTAGTAAGAGCTCTTTCAATGCCTTCTAAATATGGAGTTATTTCTAAAGCATATATTGAACCAACAAAATTAAGTTCAATTTCAGCAGGTGAATCCCAATCAGTATTAGATTTATATGTTTTATCATATAATTCATCTAAACAATTAACAACAGCTTCGCCAGCATTAAAACAAAATTTAATCACTTATCTTTCCCAATATAAAATGGTTGGGGATTCAGTAAATGTTAAAGATGGATTTGTTATTAATATAGGAGTTAATTTTGATATTATTGTTTTACCTGATTATAATAGTAATGAAATTTTAACTAAATGTATTTTAGCATTAAAAAATTATTTTGCTATTGATAATTGGCAAATAAACCAACCTATTATATTAAGAGATCTTTATATTCTTTTAGATAAGATTGAAGGTGTCCAAACAGTTAAAAATATTGAAATAAATAATTTAGTAGGAGAAAACATAGGATACTCAGATTATGCTTATGATGTGAAAGGAGCAACTATAAATAATGTAGTTTATCCTTCATTAGATCCTATGATTTTTGAAGTTAAATATCCTAATTTAGATATTCAAGGAAGAATAGTATCATTATAAAACAATGGCCGTATATAAAATATTCCCTATAGCAGACGCAACCTTATACTCAGGATATTCTTCAATGAATACTGGGTTGGATGAGATTATTGAATCGTCTACTAATTTTTTAATTGGTGAAAATCCAACATCCGGTGAATTTCCTCAATCCTCAAGATTTTTAATTAAATTTGATTCATCAGAAATTAATGATATTATTAATAATAAAATATCTGGATCAACATGGAAATCTAATTTAAGGATATTTGTGGCAGAATCTAATGGACTAAGTAATACATCATCTATAGCTATTAATGCTGTAGCTGAGGACTGGTCTATGGGAAATGGACATTACTTAGATTCTCCTGAAAATTCAAATGGAACTTCATGGAAATGGACTAATTACTCAGGAAGTAATTCTTGGACTACCTCTGGTTTTCCAGTAGGTACTACCGGATCTTTTAATTTAACTAATAATCCATCTTCATCAGGAGGTGGTGTTTGGTATACTGGTTCACAATCCTCACAATCATTTAATTTCTATTCAGATTTAGATATAGAAACTAATGTGACTTCAATAGTATCAAAATGGTATAGTGGATCCTTTAACAATTATGGTTTTATTGTTAGACAAACTGAATC